TTTATATGGTGATGCTTTTACGCATGTTGGTACCAACCCTGATGAAAAAGGGTTTCCGATTAAGTTTAATTCGATAAGTAATAATAATGTCTATGTAGATACGTATGCTACAGCGATGCGTGGTGCTGGTGATGGTAAGAATGTAACAAAATGTGTTGTTGTTTTTTCGTATTCATGGGCTGAGGCATGTAGATTGTATCCGGATATTAAAAGAAAGAATGCCGGACCCGGTAAGATTCCTACTGACAGTTCAGTATTTAAGGATTTAGAAAAAACTTTTACGCAAGAGGCAGACAATGATTCAAACGATGTGACGCAAGTTGCACATTGTTACGATATTTCAAACAAGGCTTATACGATTATTGTCGGTAAAGCGACAACTGTTATTAAAAATTTAAAGGGAGATAAATATCCTTTTATGAAAGATGGTGAGCCTTATATACCTGTTATTCAAAACATTTGTATGCCAACAGCAGCAGGGTTTTATAATGCTGGTATTGGTGCAATGCTTTATGATTTAGCTATTGTATCTCGACAACTTCTAAATATGGAGCTGGCTCATGTGGAGGATAGCACTTATCCAATTACGCTTGTTAGTGTGCCACGGGGAGAAGCTGCAAAATTCTTTAATAAACTTGCTAGGGCTCACGATTTGAGAGCGGCAGGATACAAAGGTATGGTGGCAATGGAATATGATCCTTTAAATCCGGGTGCAAGCTCTGTACAAGCCCAGTCCTTGTTGACTAACAACTTAGTAAATCAGTGGCAGTTAATTTATGATACTCTTACAAGAGAGATACAGCGTTTAGGAATTTCTTTAGACGAGGTAGATCGAGGTACAAATGTAACAGCGTCACAAATCATTGCTGAGGAAGAAAGTGCAAATGCTTTTGTTAAGCAAGTTATGGAGTACAATGCCTCTGAGCTTCAATTTACGATAGAGCTAGCTATTGAAATGATTAAAACTTTTGTAAGTGTTGATGATGATACGCCGCTGAATTTAACAACTGAGATTCAGACGGAGTTGGGATCTGTTCGTGCTGATGGTGTCACTCTAGGGATGATAGCCGATGAGCTTAAAACGCATAATTATTTTGTAAAAGTAAATTCGCGTTCTGGTGCGATCCCGAGTAATATATTTAAGCAAGCACAAATAACACGTGTCTTACCTTTACTTCAACCGGGTTCTCCAGAGCAAGTACAGCTCATTAAAGAGTTTGCCCGATTAAATGATCAGGATATTGCTTTAGAGGCCGTTGCCGCTCCTCAGGGTGGGGTTTCGGTCCAAGAGGATCTTGAAGTCCAGCCTCCGGCGGAAACCGAAAGGGTTAGAGTGAATCCTAGGAGTGAGGGGCGTGAAGCTGCAATCTAATAAAAATAAATAATGAATTTCGCAAAATCTTTAAGGAAAGCATTAAGGAATAAATTTTTAAAAGAGGGTTCAATGCCATGTGAGGGGCTGCTTGGTAGTACCGCAAAGGTTCAAGCTTTTGCTAAATTTTGGGAGAACAATGGCGATGATTTAATGGTTATTGTGGCTGATTCTTTAAACAATTATTGTAGTGAGAATAATATAAATTCTGAGCAACATGCAGCTTTCAAAGCAGGGCAAGTGAGTTTAGGTAATTTTTTCTTACAATGCTATATGGAGACGACAGCACAGGCAGAGAACAAAAAACGTGACTAAGTAAATTTTATAGGATATAATTATTGCGTAGAATCTCCACATATTCTAGGCTGTGTCCTATGCCTAAGTTTCGTGGAGATTCTTTGGGTATAGGCCTCAGTCTAGAATAAATGCCCTTTAAAATTTAATTATTCCTATGACTGAGGAAAAAACTACTCAGGGTGAGAGTGATCTATTTCCGGACACTTATGATTCTGAAGTGGACCCAGAAGATGCAAGTACCACTGACTTAGACAGTGAAGAAAGCAAGGAAAGCCTTTTCGATGAAGAGGTAACCGAAGCTGATCGTCAACGCGAAAAGCAAATCCGAGTTTGGCAACAAAGGCTTAATGCCGGAGAAGTTGAACTAAGCGACATACCGCACAAATGGATTCGCGACGCAATGGTGGTCACGCCAAAGGTAGACAAGGACACATTACAAGAAGCTGTGGCAAAAGCTCTAGCTGAAGAAAAAGCTAAAGAAAGGTTTATGGCTATGCGTAATGAACTTGTTAAGGCTAACTTGTCTAAAGTTAAGCAACAAGCTATTAGCCAAGAGTTTGAAGATCTAAGGCAATATATGTCGGATGATAAAGCTCTTGAAAAAGCAATGCGTGTTGTTGGTGTTGATAGTTCTGAGTCTCAACGCTTAAAAGCTTTACGAGAAAGTGCAGCGTTACCTATGGCTGGTTATACAAAAGCTGAGAATGGTCCAGAGGAAGACATAATGTCTAAACCAGAAAAGGATCGTTTGGCTGAGTATGAAAATATCCGTACTCGTCAAAACTTCAAAGCTTAAAAATAAAGGGTGTTAAAAGACTATTAATTTAACACTTATTTATTATGGCTAACTCATTGAGTCCATTAAATCCCGAGAATTGGAAGCCGATAGTACAAGACTATCTAAACAACATGTTAACGGCTACAAAAATCGCTAACGTGCGTTGTGAAAAATATCTTCGTGATGGTGACCAAGTAAACTTTCCATACGTATCTGATGTACGCGTGCAGGATTATACGCCAGGTACAGATGTAACAATTGACGCAATTAACGGAACGCAAGACTCATTAATTGTTAATCAATCAAAAGTTGCAACTTTCTATGTTGATCCTCAAGAGGAGAAACAGGCACGTGCAGATTATGGTATGGAACTTGCTTACCAATCGGCTTTCCAGCTTAAAAACAATATTGATCAAGCTGTATTGAATACAGGTATTGCAGCTGCTCAAGATACAGTTGCTGGTGGTAATCTTACTGCATCTACGTTGTTTGCTAAAGTTTCTGATGTTGGTGCTCAACTTTCTAGAAACAATGCGGCTGACGGTCGTATGTTTGGTGTTTTAGATCCAGAAAACTTAGCTCTTTTAGAGCAAACAATGGTAGCAAATGCCTTTGAAATGTCTGATTATACTCTTAAAAACGGTTATAAAGGTATGTTCAAAGGGTTTGATATTTACGTAAGTAATAATCTACCGTATAGCGTTTCTCTAACTGTAGACACTCAACCAACTGCAACTGATACTTTCACTATTTATGGTGTAACTTGGACTGTTGTAGCTGATGGTACTGCTGCTGCTGCTGGTGAAATTAACAGAGGTGCTAATCTTGCTGATTTCCAAGCTATCTTTGTAACTGCTATCAATGGTTCAACTCCACCAAGTGCAGATGATTATATTGATGTAAGCGTAGACAATCGTCGTAAATATCAAAATGGCCAAGTGGCTGCGAGTGCATTTGCTGCTAATGTAACGACTATCACAGCGTTTGGTAAAATTGGTGCTACTGAAACCTTTACTGCTGCAACTAATATTTTCGGGACTGAAACTTCAAACTTGCTATTCGGTCGTACTGGTGCGATCTCAATGGCTCTACAAATGCAACCTAGTCTTTATATTAAAGATGAACCTAAGCAACTTGGTAAGAATTACATTACGCACACTTTATACGGTACGAAGGTATTCACTCGTGATGCACTACGTTTAGTAAACTTATCGTTCAACGTTCAATAATTTATGGGGAGCTAGTCTCCCCTTCTTAGATATTTAATATAAAACTATGCCTTTAAAAGATCCGGGGATTGTAGGAACTCTCACGATGCGTAATGGAGGTTCGATAAAAACAGAGGCAGGTGCGGTAATTCTAGAGGTCGACTCTAGTGGTAACGCTTCTGTAAATGTTGATGTCGAATTTGACGCAAGCGAGGGGATCAATGATTCAAATGGAAATGAATTGTTAGGCTTTGGCGTGACTGCGAGTGCGGTTAACTATGCTAAAGTTTCTAACTCAGCTACAGGTAATCCTGTAGTTATTGCCGCTGAGGGTGATGACAACTCAGCTAGTATTTCAGTTGTTGGTAAAGCTGGTGGGGCTGCTACGGCTGCTGGTGGTGCCGCTGCTGTAATCGGTGGTGCTGGTAATACTTCTGGTGCTGGTGGTGCCTCAGCTGTTACAGGTGGTGCTGGTGGTGCGACTGGTAACGGTGGTGCTGCTGGTCTGCTTGGTGGTGCTGGTGGTAGTACTTCAGGTGACGGTGGTGCTGTCGCTATTACTGGTGGTACTCCTGTTGAAGGTGCTGGTGGTGCTGTTTCAATCTCTGGTGCTGCTGGTGTTGGAACAAACCAAAATGGTGGTTCAGTAGCAATAGTTGCTGGTGCTTCGACTGGTACTGGTACGCCAGGCTCAATCACTTTAACTGCTGGCGATGGAACTTCTTTAGCTGGTGCTGGTGGTATTACTTTAACTGCTGGTGCTGCTTTAAATGGTACTGATGGAGATGGTGGCATCGTTAATATCGTAGGTGGTGTTGCTGATGGTACTGGTGATGGTGGGTCTGTTGTACTTTCTGGTGGTGATAGTGAAAATGGTTCAACTGGAACTGTTGGTGGATCAGGCGGCATCTCTCTTACGGCTGGCGTACCTGGTACTGCTACAACTGGTACTGCTGGTGCTGGTGGGTCAATTGATCTAAATGGTGCTTTCGGTGGTAATGCTTCTGGTGTAGGTGGTACAGGTGGTGCTGGTTCAAGCATTAATCTTACTGCTGGTAACGGTGGTGATGATACTGATGGTACAGCCGGTACAGGTGGTGCTGGTGGTGTAATTGCTTTGAATTCTGGTACTGGTGGTCTTGGTAATACGGAAGGTGTTGCTGGTATGGTGCTAACTAATGGTATGGATGTTTTCGCTATTGGTGCTCCAGCTGCTAAAACTTCTTCTACTACATTGACTGCTGCTGAGGTTATCGCACGTCATATCACTGCAAACGAAGGTTCAGGCGGTACCGCAAACTATCAGTTCCCAACGGGTGCTAATTTAGCTGCTGCTTTACCTGCTACGTTTGGGGTAGGGAACGCTTTCATTTTCTATGTTACAAATATTTCTACTGTAGCTGCCGAAGATGTAACGTTAACTACTAATACTAATATTACTCTTGTTGGTAATATGACTGTAGCTTCAAATGCTGTTGCTACTGATCAATCAGCTGGTCAATTCTTAGTAAGAATGACTGCTGCTAATACTTTCTCTGTTACAAGAGTTGGTTAAACACAGGGGGGGCTTTTGTCCCCCCCTTATTCTTAAAATTAGTTATTATGAATAATTTACTTGTTGCTAATTCAGCTGATTCATCGGTTGTTAGTGTCGCTAATACAAGTACAGCTGTTTTAGCTGCTTCAAATAATCGTATCGGGGTCACTTTAAGTAATGCCAGTGATGAAGCAATTGATATTTCTTTTGGTGAGGCTGCCTCTACAGGGCAAGGAGTAAGGCTTTCTCCTAATACTCCACCATGGAATGTTCCTGTAATGTTTCAAGGTTTAGCCGTAAACGCTATCTGTGCTTCTGGTAGTAAGAATTTAGCTGTTCAGGTTTTTGAATTGGTTCCACCTAGTCCTACT